TCAAGCCGGGCCGGATTAATCGGGTCATAGATTCCAAGTTTATTAAGAAACTTTTCTGCCTTGTTAAATTCTTTACGATTCAAATCTGTAATCCCACGCATGGGACCAGCAATATACACCTTTAATAACTGTTCTTTATTAAGTAGCATCGTCATAATTATCTCCTAATGACAGTCTGCCCAATTGTTTCCGATACGATATTCACCATCCATATCTACTACACAACCAAGACGTTTGCCTGCTTCTTGTATAGCTTTAACACCCAATAGTCCTATGTCTTCAGCTATCTCGGGCTTACACTCTAGTTGCCACTCATCGTGAACAGTAGCCATGAAATTATAACTACCCTCATAAGGTTTTAGCAAGTTATGTAAGATAGTTTGTGCAACTTTCATAATCATTGCTCCATCACCTTGGATCTGGACATTCAGAGCCTTGTGTGCTGATCGACATGGCACCTCTCGGCCATCAAGAAGAGTAAGTGTACCCTTCTTGGCGACCTGAAAGTGACAGCTCGCAAGAAGTTTCTTTAGTGCGGGCATCTCTTCAAGATACCTATCCTTAATTGCCTTACCTTCACGAGAACCTTTGCCAATGATCTTACCAATCTTATCATTACCAGCACCATAGATAAGGGCGTAAAAGAAAGTTTTACTGGAGTCTCTGGTGGGTAACCCGGCCTTCTGTTGGTTTACAGTGTGAATATCTTCGTGTAATACAACACGACCAAACTCTCCTTGATCCCACTTAGCCATTCGATTAGCAAGTAGCCTAGCCTCTAGACCCGAAGCATCAATACCAACCTGCTTCCATCCATCACGAGGAACAAACAACGAGCGGGCACGCTTATCGCCTGAAACCTGCTGTAGGTTTGGCTGTGAAGCAGTCATCCTACCAGTCACGGTTCCTTGTGTGTTGACATTACCATGGATTCGTCCATCCCTACTGGTTGTAGCACGGTGGATCCAATCCTCAACCATGCCGTGTAGTTTAATGATATCAAAATACTTTACCAGTTCTTTGGCCTCATCCCAAGGAAGCTTCTTTAATTCTGCTGAATCAACTTTAGGATTACCCTTCTCTGTTTTAGGAGGCTCCCACCCATACTTCTCCCCTAGTCGCATAGCAATTTGCTGGCGAGAGGCGGGGTTGAAGTGAGTAACCTTGTCCTTAAGACGTTTACCTGTCTTTTCGGACCAGCGTTCCTCAACAATGGGCGGGAAGATCTGACAAAGGTTGTCTTCGATCTCCACCTTTTCCATGAGAAGGTCTCTTTCCAGCTCATCAGCAGCTTCGAGGTTGAAGCCAAAGCCGGTGTCAATTTGCTTAGCAATAATCCCAGCGAGGATATGCTCAAGCTTAATTGACTTAGGATAGTGCCTAACAAATTCCTTTTGTGTGTTATAAATCTTAGTAGTTACTTCGACATCTCGCACACAATATGTAAGCATCTCTTCTGTATATTCAGAGAAGTCTTTGAAGTCAATCTTCTCCATACCTAGATGTTTGCCCCAACATTCAAGAGAGTTACCACCCAGAGGATGATCAAGCTTGTCCGGATACATCATCCTAGACACAATCAGGGTGTCGTAGGATGGCGTATCAATCGGACCAAAGAATCTCTCTAGCATTGGGATATCGTACATCATAATGTTATGACCAATAATTAGGCCAGCATCACGAAGCATTTGAACTCCGTCTTTAATATGATCGGGACCAAACCTGTGAATCTCTGAAGGATTGTCCACATTCTGAATTACCATGCAGAATATTTCTTTTCCTTCTGGGATCGGGTGACCCTTCTTATTAATAATAACTTCGTTCAATCCATCAGCTTCGATATCAAACGCTAGTCTCCGCATCAGTTAGAACCTTTCCGTCATCTCCAATGGCAAAGTCAATCTCTTTAAGTCGACCAGTTCCATGGTCAAACAACAAACACGTAGCTACACCAGACCTACCAGTCAGACGGTTCTTAAGAACACGAACGGTAGTGGTATTAGCAATAGCTGGATCAGGATTTTGCCTGTCACGTTCAAGAGCAATGACCGTGTTAGGTACACTGGCTAGGGAGCCAGAGCCACGTAGGTCTTGAAGCGTGATTCGGTGTCCTTCTTCGTATGCTTTAATTGTTTTCTTAAGCTGAGAAACAACATCAATACGAACACCAGTTCTTGATACCAAGGACCGAAGCTCTTTCATAATGTTATCTATAAGTAACCGTTCCGATGATCCTCCATCGTAGTCGTTATCTGTACTAAGCAAACCAGCAGCAGCAGCGGTAATGTGATCAAGTACAATAACATCAACACCGAGAGATACAGCCATAAACTCAATGCGAGCACACAGGTTCTGAAGACCCGAGTTACCCAAGTGATCATAGATGTAAAGCGAGTTTGCTTCGAGCTGCTTTCTTGCATTTGCATACTCCTCATCAGTTAGGTCATCAATGATATCAATCTCAATTGGATCTTTACCAAGCTTGATACGTAGCTCATTCATAATCTTCTTTGCTCGAATAGCTCGAACAGGTTTATTAATCATGAGAGATACCATATCATCTACAGTTTCCTGAGGAGATTCCTCAAGCATGATAGCACCAACACTACGTCCTTCAATCAAGTGATGATGAATGATCTCACGCAGGATAGTAGACTTGCCACTGCCAGTGCCACTAGCCCAAAGAGTAATCTCTCCACTACGCTGGCCGAGAAGGAACTCAGATAGGTTGTCAAAGGGAAAGGGATAGACCTTAGGATCAACCGTTCCTTCGTTAATAACCTGAGATACATGTACAATCTCATCCGGGGAGTACTGTTGTGCTTCCCACATGGCATTGATAACAGCCTTGCCTTGGTTATTCATAAGGCATTCATTGGCATCCTTATAGGGAAGCTTGGCTACCTTACACTTACCGGGAGGCAGGAGATCTGCTACAGATTGGACTGCTTCTTGTCCAGCTTCATCCTGATCGAACATTAAGATAACGCTCTCATAGCTACAGACAAATTCAAGGTTGTCCTTGATAGATCTAGCAGCACCAGCAGCACCATTTGGTAATGATACTACGGGATACTTATTACCATTGAGCTGGCTAACGGTCATGCAGTCAATCTCACCTTCGGTGATTACTAGCATACGACCGCCACCCTTACGGAATAAGTGTTGTCCCCACAGAGGGACTCTGGTAGTTTGCCCACGCCACTGGAAGGTCTTGTTTGGACCTCTTAGTTTTTGAGCTATCTTTGTACCATCTTGATAGAAGGAAGCGATCTCCACTCGCTTGCCATCTCTTTCGATAGTCTCGTAGTTATACTTTCGTACAGTTTCATCAGCAATCTTACGATCACTGATGGCCTGAAGCTTTCCATTGAAAAACTTCAGGCCATTAGTTTCAGGTGTTTCACTGATCACTTTGGATTTACCTCCGTGTTCATAATATCTACATGAGTAACAATACTTGTGGCCGTCATCATATACAGCTAAGTTATCACCTTTTGTATCTTCGCCCTTTGCAGCACAGGCTGGACACCTATCCCGTTCAATGACTTTAGACATTTAAATCCTCACTTCATCTTGCAGTTACACTTTGTCCACGGCATCTTGCAGTAGAGCCAAGTCATCAAAGGACGGCCCATCCATGCACCAGCAGAGAACATCATCACAGAATAAAAGATAGTACCAAGCGTGCTATTAATCCATTCCATCATAGTTTCATCTCCTTAAATTTAATCTCGTCATCGTTGACGATCTTCCAAACAATTTTTCCTGTCCATGCTAGACTGATCGCACCAGTGCAGATAGCAACAGGCAGGAAGAACCAACCACCATACAAGGCAAGCGCCCAGTTAATGGCTATGAAAATTATACCACCAATCAGTGGCCTCCACCCCATAGATCCCCGAGTAATGACCAGCAGTACCATGCCTGCAATTAGACACAGCCCGCCGATCCACCCAAGCATGGGTGAGCAGGCGCTGGACTCTGACACAGCGGTCATCGCCCCATCCGGTACGTTTACATTCGGGATGTAGCTGGTGGCCTTGCATCCCGCTAGTGTACACGCTGCCAACGCAAATGTCAATAGTTTAATCATCAAGATTCTCCCCATACATCATCCTTATCAGACGTTCTTTAGTTTTTTCGTCCGCTTTTTCTAAGTCCGTATTTGTTTCTCTTTGATTTTCTGGGCTTGCCTTTCGTCTTTCCCCTGAAGTGAAGGCTTCCTCCCACTCCTTTCTTAGCCATTCTAAATGCTCCTTCTTGTTCATAATATACCTAAGCTCCACATTAAATCTGCTAATTTATATTGGAGACTGTTTGCTTCAGCCTCCCCATCATCCTCTTCGTCTCGTTTAGACTCGTGGATCCATTGTTTTACATGAAGCATCTCGTGAATTACAGTAGCAACTGTATCACGAATGCACATCATGGGGTGGATGGTAATCTCAAATGTGGATTCATTAACACGTTCGACTTCAGCCCAACAATCCCCCATGTGCCGAAGCTTGTAAGTAATAATATAATCGGAATTGATATTGAAACACCCCCGACACCATTCAATAGTCTTCTCGATTACTTCTTCATTCATAATCTTCTTCGGCCTCCCACTCATCGATCATATCCTGATCTACAATCATATCAATCTGATCTTCATAATAATCATCATAAGATGCACACTCTGTATAGTAGTATTCTTCTGGATTCATATTCATTCCTTAATAGGCTGGGTTGGATTCGAACCAACGACTTACTCGTTATGAGCGAGGTGCTCTAACCGCTGAGCTACCAGCCCAACAATAGCTCCGGTGGGACTCGAACCCACACTGGATGGATTTTAAGTCCACTGCCTCTGCCAATTGGGCTACGGAGCCTAACACTCCCGGCACGACTCGAACGTGCGACCTACGGTTTAGAAGACCGTTGCTCTATCCAACTGAGCTACGGGAGCAAATCTACTCCAACCGTAAAGTGCCCGTCCTCACCTATATCTGCCCATTGCTTAGTAGCGTAGACTGATTGAATAATATTATCATCGACCCAAAGTTTCTTGTTCAAAGAATCGAACACAGCTTTGAGAAAGTTATCAATGTCGGCCTTAGGCATAACCAATTTAGTAGTCTTAGGCCTGCGGATAAACAACTCAACGTCAACCTTGATAGGCTGTTCATAAGGCTGAAAGTCAGGGCCGAGTACGAACTCAATAACATCAACGCACTCACTCCTAAATGTTTTATAAGGGCCAGCGAAGTAAGCCCCGTGTCGTGAGACACGAGGCCTACTTGCTGCGACGGGACTGATTGGGAAAACCCATTCAGGCATCAGAAGGGGAGATCGTCATCCTGCTCACCGTCCGAAGACGTTGACTCAGGTGCTGTGAACTTTGAACCGTCGAAGCCTTCAGTGGCTTCAAAACCACCGTTGTCTCCGTCGGTTGAATTCTTCTCAATAATCTGAACGCCATTGAGATAGATGCTCATGCTTCCATCTCGGGTCAGGATTGCCGGGGCAAGCCGAAGGCGAACCTTGTCGCCAGCGAAAGGCACAGCCGCAGTTCGTTCTGCTGCTGCATCACGGCATGGGAATACCTTAACACCCTTCTTGACCATCGTCTTAGACTTAGCCTTCAAAAGGGTACGGCCTTCATCATCGACACGCATGCCGTTGATCTTCGTTGCTCCACTTTCCTTAACGATAGCGTCAAGCTTCTTCTGAAGCTCCTTGTCAACAAGGACGGTGATACTGTGGTTAGCAGAATCCTCACCAAACTTAACGTCAGGGGCATGGAGATGTGACCACACGGCATCAAGCGTATGTGTGGTAAAGGGACTAATCTTCGTTGTCATCACTATTTTCACTCCTGTCGGACAGCTCATTCATTGAACTGTTAATTCCATTTACAATTGAGAGCAAGGCAATCGTCACCTGCTCCATAAAAGATTTAATATCTTCAACCTTACAATACATAGGCTCTTCAGCCTGAGTATCTTCGGTATTTATTTCTGTTTCTGTACTCAATCCATTACCTCCATATAGGGTTTTCCATCTATTACTACACCAGCCCCGTTGACTGGCTTCCTTAAAAAGTTCCTACCATAATACATCGCTTTGTGGTTGGTGTCAACTCCATTAGGTACATTAAAACCAAATATTTTATTTTCATTTGGCCCGCAGGTATAGTTGATTCCTCCCACAGAATGGACATGGCCTGATACCACACTGTTTCCCATTGACTTAGCAATGTTAAGTGCAGGAGTAGCTCCTGATGAGCCTGTACCGTGGGTGTAGTAGACACCATCGATCATAAACTCATGGCTCCATTCCCAGTTCGGTGTTCCGTATACTGTTTTGTAATCCTTGAGATACATTGAAGGTATACCAGAAGCAGAGGCAAGTCTGTGAACTCGCTCATCATGATTTCCAATACACACTTTGGATTCCCTGAAAATTTTTCGCCAATTTTTTAGAGATTCCATAACAGAACCATACTCTTGTTGAGCAGCCTCTGCCTCTGGGTGTTTGGTGTGGAATGATATTGCATGATGGTCAATAACATCCCCAATAAAAATTGTTTCTGTTGTCTTGTATTTCTTTTTAACATCTTTACAGAACTGAAGATAGTCTTCTCGTTCTGCTGGTAGGTGTAAATCACCTATTACTAAAACCCTGGTCATTTGTTTCTCCTTCATCGGAGGGTATGTTTAACGTTAAGTCTAAGTTATTTTCTCTAGGTACTCTATTTACAATAAAACTTTGAAACAAGTTCTCCATAAAGATATCCATCATCCCTTCACTTGGAAAAACAATATTCGCAGTCTTATATCTACCGGGCTTAAGGGCTAGTCTGGTAATATAGTTTACTGTAAATTCCAAATCGCCCTCACTTAAAACTATATGGTTTGTTTTTGGCATGGTCTCCTCCTTCATGCAAAGAAATACTCAGATTCAAGCACTCCTTCTATATTAAGATCCCCCGGTTGGGGAGGATCAGGTAGTATTATACCAAGAGATTTCTCAATGTCACGTTTAAAATCTAAAAGTAAATTATATTTATGCATTTCTTTGAACTCTTGTCTTATTGTAGACATTAACAAAGGTATGTCGTTGGCATGACACCCAAAAGAATCGTGTATCATGCAGAAGTCTTTTATTCCTGTAAAGAGTAGCTTGTAGATAGTTAAGAACATGTGAGCTGCGTCCAAACTATGGATGTAATTAGGAGCAATAGCTTGCTTAGATGTTCTTGGGTCTGGGATGTCTGTCTTTACGAAGAAGTGAAGCTCTTTGTTATTGAATAGTTTAGCAGTAGATCTTCTTGACTGGTTCTTCGTATAGTAATGTACAACCTTAAACCCACTAGGAGTTACCCATACTAAGTGTTTATTATTTTGGCTAGATATCTCTGAGATTTGTTTCAGCCAAGCCTTACCCGAGTTAGAGTTTGAAAGAGTCTGATCTAGCGCAGCCTTTATAGCTCTAGCTAGTTCAACAATAGCCCCCGATCTTTTATCCTTAGAAACCCAGTCGAGATGCCCTTCCATTCTAAGATATCGTTGAATACCATAGAAGGTTAGTCCGTAAGCTTCACACATTGTGCTACGTTTAGTAACCTTTCTATCAATTCCTTCTACCCAGAAGTCGGAGAACTCTTTTAGCCAAGAGTTTTCATCTGATTTTAAATTACAATAATCAGTTGTCCTGTCTGCAACAAATTGATATAGATCTTCTGGTCTATCGGAAGGAGATACCCCAGTTAGGTGGGCAATCTCCTTGTCTCTCATGATGGCAGACCAGTGCTGGTTTCCGTTACATTTACCGTCTACTTGAACGGGAATATTCGAACAGCCATCGTCTTCTGCAATATCAAAGATAGCTAGAAGGCGTTGCCAAGATTTGTTTTTCTTTTTAGCATCATCTACCCACTCTTTATTTGAGTAGGGATCTTCGGCAATTCTAAAGAACATGTCCCAGTTATCTTCAGCCCACTGCACTCGTTCTTCGAAAGTTTTCTTGTCTTGATCAAACAAATTAGCGATATGAACCTTCCTCCAATACTCTCCTTCTGCTGTTAACTCTCTTCGGTTGGCGAAGCAGATAAGACCTCGATCAAAATCCGAGGATTGGGGAGAGAGGAGCTCACAGGTAGTATAAGCCCGGCCTCTGAAGTCTAGAGTAAAGACATGGTAGAAGTAGTTCCAAGTATCTAAATCCTTGGCGAGCTGTAGGCGGACAAGCATGCGTCCTCTGGCCTGCTCTCCCTTATACCACTCACCCCAGCTTTCCTCCTTGAGCTGCATCCATTTGGCTTGGTCTTCTTTAGTCCCATCTTTAGGGTAGGGCTCGTTAAATATGAATTCTTCAAAGGAATAGACAGGGAGATTAGCCAGCCCGCTGTTGTTTTTGAACATGGTCTCCATTACTTCCAGCACCCTACTATGGACCGACCATTCTGTCTGCATCATACCATTTAAGCCATCTAAAACTAATTGGGAGGGCTCTGAAAACTTCTGTTGTTTCGGCTCGTCTCCAAAAAAGTTAGATCTATATCTTTGAACTAATGGTTTTCGTAAATTAGTATGAACATATCCCCCGCTTGCGGTCAGCGTATGATCTATCGGGGGGATAAGCATGGGTCGATAGATTAATGTAGAGTTCTGTAGCAGGTCATGCCTTGCATGTAGTTCTCTTAGAACATCGGAATGAAACTCCACAAAAGAATACGTTCGGTAGCCACCACGGATTTTAACTTTCTCTTTCCTAATAACAATAATATTAGAGCTAGCAGCTATCTCCAGCATGTGGTGACCAAAGCTATGCCTTTGCTTGGTGTTCATTTTTATATTAGTCTGCATCTTTTTTGAAAAGGCATTACATCTTTTTGTGGTCCAGTTCTTAATGAACTTAGATTGTTTCTTCCAATCAAGATAGTGCGCGTTCTTTGCCCGCTGATAAGATATAATATCAGATGCGTCAGAAGAAATTTGCAGTGCTATCTTCTGTGCAAGCGGCGGCTTGTGGATATTCTCACCCCAATTATTTTTGCCCCAGAAACTAGAGGAGAACCAGTGTCTAATCACTGCGCGGATAGTAATGTCAGCCATCTTACGAGGACCAAGCTCTAATAAGGGATAAACCCATTGAGGTGATCTCGGAGACTCACATATTTTATCTATCCATTCCTGATACTTAGACTCTAACTCTTTAATAGAGGAGTCAATAAGACATTGCTCAGGAATTCCTTCATCGGGAGCGCGTTCATATTCCTTCCAATACTTATGCCGACCATATTCAAGCATGTCTTGTTCTAATATAGTCTGACAATTCTTGCGCTGTGTCTGAGCGTCCTCAGTTTCTATATCCCATATCATTCCCCCAGCTCCTCCCGAAGCTTATCATATTCTTCTTGTGTAATCCTACCAAAAGCAAGTTCATAATTAAGATCATACAATTCTTTGGATACTTTTCTTTCTGATCCCTCAAACTGTAGATTGTTTGGTGTGTATGTTTCAGGGATAGCATACCTATTGCCACCTCTTGCAACATGAGCTTCTCTCTTGCGCCTTTTTTCCCTCAACTTTTTCCAATGCTTATGCGCATTAAAACTTCCACCAACTCTTTGTTCATCTGATTGCATGCATGCTCTCCTTATAAAATGAACAAGCCCACTCCCCCGAAGGGGAGGGACCGTTCGTTACCTCACATAGCGAGGGCGTGTCGCATAACCTTACGGCTATCAACAGAACCCTTACCGTTGAGGTTGCTGTAAGCTCTGGATGCTACCGTTGCCTTCCGACCCCGAGCAGATTGATTGTGCTGGATATGGTTGGTTACGGCATTGATAGCGAGCCAAGGGCTTGCAGGATTATCAACCGACTCACGCTCAAAGGTATTGTCCCATGTAGCAATGGTAGCAACAGCCTTTGTGTGTGCCTTCTCCTCCTCAGGAGTAGTCGGTTGAGTGGGGATCTCACCATTCATATGTTGATACACATCGAAGAAGAATCGACGCAGTGCATCATGACTGATAGTACGTCGAGCCAGTGACTCGACTGTGTGTCGGAAGAGGTTACCAGTCTCTCGGTACTGAGAGATGATATCCTTTGCCTCTTGCATCTTAGCATCCACATCACCGTGGTGCTTGATCGTCAGCTTGTTCTGAGTATTCTCAGCCAGTGCCATGTCCATGGTGTTCTTACACACAACACGGATAGATGTAGGCTTGACAACGATGGAACTCTTACCATCGTGGCCCCAGAACATAGCCATGTATCGATCAACAGGATCGTTAGCCGAAGCGTCAAACGAATCCTGATGCAGCAACAGGTAGCAGTTACGCCCATCACGGATAGAGCCAGCAGACTCAACCGTAGCTACATCACTGAAGTATTCAGCAAGGCGAAACACTTCTTCATTCTGAACAACTTGATACTGAGGTGATACAACACCAAGCACTGAACCTGTGTCTTCACGGACAATACCATTGTACTGATCAGTCCAGCAACCATCGGCATAAATGCCTGAAGTTTGAGTTACTGACCAATCAAGACCAGCCATTTCCAATGCTCGGTTAAGAGCAAGCGTGTCATCTACCACAGTGCCTAGCCCATGCCAAGCCTTCTGCTTATAGTAAACAGCACTATCGTTTTCCGTCATTTCGTGAGCCATTTGAATCTCCTATTGAATCGCTCGACAGATTTTCCCAGTCCTCGTCTTCCCAGTCCTTGAGGATTTTCTTAGCCTTGGACCTTTTGACGTATGACTGCTTCTTTTTGGGAGGCTTCTCCCTTTTTTCTTTGCGGTGTGTCCTACCCATCTCATGCACTAGTCATCATAGAGTTCACGGGCATAATCTTCATCATACCAATCATCTTCTACTTCATCCCAATCATCTTCATCGAGATCCTCAGGATAGAATCCAAAGAATTCCAGTAACAGTTCAGCCTCTTTACCACACAGATCAACCTCAAGTTCGATCTCACTCATCTCAGTTTCGATAGTAAGAATACCACCAAAACCTAAAGACTTAAAATCAATAGTGGTGTCACGACTACCGGGATATTCCCAAGTTCTGGGTTCAACCACAGTAGTACCATCGGCATCCATCTCACCACACAGGTGTAGCAATAGCTCGCCATGTTTAACTGTTGATTCAACGTGTTGAATTGTTCTTGATTTCATTCGTCTTGTTCCCAATCTTCCTCGTACCAGTGTGTTTCTAAACTACCATCATAATCTTGAGGCATGAATTTTGTACAGGCATGCCAGTAATTATACTCGCAGTCTTCTAAAGCATGCTCAAATTTTTCCATGGCTGCGTCCATATCTTCAGCCTCAATGGTTGCACCATAGCAGGTGAAGTCATCAATCATTACCTTGAACTTTGGCATTCTTATTTTCCCATTCAGTTTGGAACTCATCATATTCAACGCTACGGATTTCCCAGCCTTGAGTCTCACTGTCGTGAGTTTCCCAATCTTCCCAATCGTAACCAGCGGGATCATCCATAAACAACTTACGTGCTTGCTCTTCTGACTCAGCTTCTACATAAGCTACAGCAGTTTCCCAAGCTTGACTTGTTACATCGATAATAACTTCATATATCTTTTTCAAAACGGTACTCCCTGACGTTCGTGTGCTTCTACAGCAGAGATGAGCCACTCCTTGGTGTCATCATCTACGATCTTTAGTTTGTTTCCATCTCGCAACCAGATCTGAACAGATCGTCGGTTGTCCTCTTGCATCCACAGCTCTTCCATAAGGAAGACATCATCACCAATCACAATCTCAGATGATGAGGATCTAGACAAGAGAGATGTTCGCAGAGTTTTCGCATCGTTCATGATTCTCTCCATGATTTTCTACGACCTCTTGGTTTTCTTGCGAGGTCGTGATATTTTATATTCCTTAGCTTCGTATACCGGCTTGCGTCCACGCCACATCGTGTTGAGTTCCTTTGCTTCTCTCTTGGCTTCAGAAGCTTTAGTCCATAACGCCGGATTAGATTTGTATGAATTGGTTTTACTACTGTACGTGTGAGATTCCACAAGCCAGCCAATATCTTCAACCCATACGCCCCATTTCTTGTCTGCCATGAATGAGTATCTCCCTTCGATGGATCATAACCCGAGGGATCTTAGTTACGTGTCCGCATTCCTTATCACCTAAGCTGTCAGTAATAGCCACATAATCCTCATGATCTACTAAGACAAACCCCACGGTTTGCATGATCGGAGGCTCAACCTTAGCAGATTCCATGGCTTCTGTCAAGTCCATCCAGCCAGTATCTCCTAAAGTTTCTGCGTCTACCCACCAGATGTGGTGAATCTCAGGTGTCATTGCCTATATTCCTTAGAAAATTTTCAATAGATTTTTTATGACTTTCATAGCCACGATATACATATAGTTCTAAATAATCCGTTATATTCCCTTTGGAATCAGAGGAAAATATCATTGTTTCCCATCCCCCATGATCCATAGCAATAACTCTAGACACAACTACGTGACCAGTCTTTTTACTATGCCATAGTGATTGGGTATGAGAATTCTCGGTATCAACCGCTAGGTCTCGAACCTTTAATAGATTCATTTTCTTTTAAGTACCAGATGGTATTTTCGCATACAATACGGAAGATAGCGTCGTTACCATCCCCGATTCTATAGGTGATCCACTCTGGCTCTTCTCCATAGTAATCTTCACACTGGATATCATCAAAATCATCCATTGCGTTTGCTCCAATCGGTTTTCCACTGCTGATAAAGCGGTGGCAGATCGTTTCGACGGCGGGTTCCTTCAATGGGAGTACCCCGTCCTGTTTCTTCGTCATGATCCCAGTCTTCTTCATAAGCTTCAATGGGCTCGTATACATTATACGATTCTTGAAGCTCTGTCAAGGGATAATCCACTTTTTCTGGATTAATTTTCGTACCGTGGTTACGCTGCGGTACCCATGCTTTCTTCTTCTTGTCCCATCGCTTGTCTACGATGGTCTCAGCAGGGTGGTCACGCCAGTTGGTGTACCATTCGCCTACCTTATTCTTTTTACCCAATCCTAACATGCAACCTCTCCTAGTACTACTGCTTTATGCATCATCTGATTAACTTTAATCAGTGCTTGAAGAATATCGTTTGCATCAGCCGTTTGAATCTGTAAAGATAGAACAGACTCATCATCCATTAGTTTATTGAGATAAATAGCATCCTCACCATCCTCATCTTGACTACGAATCATTGAAATATGAGTCGAGCCCGTCGGTGTCGTAAGGGTTTGCATAAACAAAAAATCATCCATTGGTATTTCTCCATACCAAAAAAAGTAAAGGGAATTTATGACTCTCGGTATTCCCGTTAACCTCACCTAGCCTACCATCACCATACTCCGCCGTCTAGGGTGGCCTGAAGATCTATTAAGTGTCTATGCTTGGATCTTCAGTTACATTAACATCAGACACTGAAGGCTTAAGTGTACCTAAGTACTCCTTGAAAGCCTTGTCTTTGTCGACTAGGTAATCCCAACCGAAGTTGTCTACCCATTCGACATAACCCTTCTCTTCTAGCCAGAGAAGATAGCTTTTCATAGACCCCATCAGCAGACACTGAAGCCACCGCATTCGCGGAGGAATCCGATGAAGTCTTGGACATGGGATTTGCCTACACGATAGGCATCCTTGAAGTCAGGATCTCCACAGTCCCATGTGATGACATCGCCTTCCTCTTTGAGGAGGTCTTCCATGGCATCAGCCAAGGCATCGCAGTCAGATTGGTTGTCGAGGCCAGCTCCGTCGTTGAAACCCATGTGCGTCAGGGTTTGCTCTGGAATGCCAAGTTCATGACGATCATTGGCATAATAAATCATGTCAAGAATGGGTCGCCAAGCCCATATGTTAGCCCGGAAGTAAACACCGGGGTTCTCATCAGAGTACTTGCGATCAGCCTCAAAGAAAGCATCTCGCTCTTCTGTAGTGCAAGTGCTCCACTCAGGTTCAGTAGGCTTTACGCTGTACTCGTTGATCTTCGGGTTGATCCCGAACACATCCATACCCATCATGATTCTCCTTT